GGCACACAAGGTGCAACTGGTTACACGGGTTACACTGGCTACACAGGTTACACTGGTCAAACTGGTCAAACTGGTGCGGCATCAACAGTAACAGGTCCGACTGGTGCGACTGGCGCAACTGGTTACACTGGTTACACTGGTTATACGGGGTACACAGGTCAAACTGGTGCACAAGGTGCAACTGGTTATACGGGGTACACAGGCTTAACTGGTTCAACTGGACAAACTGGCGCTCAGGGCGCTACTGGTTACACAGGTTACACTGGGTACACAGGTTATACAGGTTACACGGGTGAAACTGGTACACAAGGTGCAACTGGTTACACGGGATACACGGGCTACACAGGCTTAACAGGATCAACAGGTGCTACTGGCTACACTGGTTACACAGGGTACACAGGATTAACAGGCTCTACTGGGGCAACAGGATACACAGGTTACACTGGTTACACGGGCGCAACTGGTTACACTGGGTACACAGGTTATACAGGTTACACGGGTGAAACTGGTGCACAAGGTGCAACTGGTTACACTGGTTACACGGGCTACACAGGATTAACGGGAGCAACGGGAGCAACAGGTCAAACTGGTGCTCAAGGATCTACGGGCTACACGGGTTATACGGGCTACACGGGATATACAGGACAAACTGGCACACAAGGTGCAACTGGTTACACGGGGTACACTGGTTACACGGGTGCAGCAATAGTAGCGGGTTCAAAGTCTTATGAATTAGAATCTGTTACTGATATTACTACAGTTGTAGCCCCTGCTCAATTTGCTATAAATGCTTCTCTTCAAATAAGAATTTCAAAATACGACAGTAGTAATAGTGTTACATTAGGTATAGCTAGTGCGGGGATTGGTGATGTAGTTCAATTTGCTAGAAATGACAGCAGTGCACTTACTACTGCTTTTAGCCTTAGCACTACTGGAACTCTTGGTGGTTCTGGATTTAATGAATATTATACATTTTCTTATGATGCAATTCGTGGTGCTTCACTTGCGTCCCCTCCTCAAACTTACGCAGTAACAATAATACAAGTAGGACCTGGACAAACTGGTGCTACAGGTGCAACTGGTGCTACAGGAGCAACAGGTTACACTGGTTACACTGGCACTCCTGGTTCACAAGGCGCAACTGGATACACTGGATACACTGGATACACGGGTACACAAGGTGCAACTGGTTACACGGGTTACACTGGCTACACAGGCTACACTGGTTCAGCTAGCACAGTTACAGGTCCTACAGGTCCTACAGGGTTTACTGGTGCTGGAGCTACGGGAGATACGGGCGCAACTGGTTACACTGGTTACACTGGTTACACTGGTTACACAGGTTACACTGGTGCTTCTGGCGCTGGTGCAACTGGTTACACTGGTTACACTGGTTACACTGGTGTTGGCGCAACTGGCTATACTGGTTACACGGGTTACACTGGCACTGCTGGCTCACAAGGAGCAACAGGTTACACTGGTTACACTGGTTACACTGGCACTCCTGGTTCACAAGGTGCAACAGGTTACACTGGTTACACTGGTTACACTGGCACTCCTGGTTCACAAGGTGCGACTGGTTACACTGGTTACACTGGTTATACAGGTGCTGGATCAACTGTAACTGGTCCAACTGGCGCACAAGGTGCAACTGGATACACGGGTTATACAGGTGCTACAGGTGGCGGTGGTGGAAGTATATTACTAGATACACAAACATTTACATCTAGTACAACATACACTGGTCCAACCAATGCTAAATTTTATATTATTGAAGCTGTTGCTGCTGGCGGTGGCGGTGGTAGTCCACTGAACGGCGGTAGTGCTGTACAAGCTGGTGCTGGCGCTGGGGGTCATTACTCCCAATTAACAGTTCCAGCTACAGCATTTGGTACTCATCCTGTTGCAATTACAGTAACTATTGGTGCAGGCGGTGCAGGTGGTTCTGGTGTTTCTTCTTCTGGTACCGATGGCAATGATGGTTCTGTTGGTGGTGTAAGTGCTTTTGGTGGATTTTCATTTGCTGGCGCTGGAGGCGGTCTTGGTGGTTATAGCGGCGGAAATCTATCTTCTTTAGGTTATAGAACAGACATGACAGCATTACCATTTGTAATTGGAACAACTAATACAGCAACTACAAGTATTTTAATTCCAACTTCTGGTGGTGGTGCTGCCTCTGCTGCTGCAAACCTTGCTGGTGAAGTTGGGTTGTATGGAGGCGGTGGAGGAGGTAGAGGTGGTAGTGCAGGTGTTGTTGGTAAAGCTGGAGGATCATCTACAAACACTATTGCTTCAGCTTTTACAATTAATGTTAGTCATGCAACTTTTACCAATGTGCAAGGTGGAGGTGGAGCAGGTAGCGCTGGGGATTCAGGAACTGCTGGTACCGATGGTGCTGCTGCTACTGGATTAATTAAGGCTGGCGCTGGTGGTGGCGGTTCTGGTGGAAGAACTGCCAACGGTACTACTGGCAATGGTGGTACTGGTGGTTTTCCTGGCGGTGGCGGTGGTGCTGCTGGTATCCGAGGTGGTAATAGCGGGTCTGTTGGTAATGGCGGTGCTGGCGGTGCTGCACAAATTAAAATAACGGTGTTTGGATAATTATGAAAAGATATTTACGAATTAGACAATTAGATGGGTTGGTTATTGATTCCATTATTTGGGATGGAATATCCCCTTGGCAACCAGATGAGGGGTTTATGGTTCTGTTAGAATCAGATCACCCAGATGCTAAAACTGGTTGGAGAAAAATTGAAAGCGGTTGGGAATCACCACCTACAGCAAGGCATTATTGGAATGGTACAGAGTGGATAGACAGGAGCAATAATGGCGATAATTAACTTTTCAGCATCACCAACTGATGGTCAAGTTTATTACTAAAACGAAGAAACCCAGACTTGGATACAATAACGAGGGAAAATGGAATTAAATGAATTACTAGTTGAATACAATTATCGTAAGTGTCGTGGACCAGAAAATGCAACTCCAGAAGAACTGTCAGAAGCTTTTCAGTATTTTTGCAATAATTATGTTTATATTAAGCATCCAAGCAAAGGTCGTATTCAGTTTATCTTAAGACCTGCTCAAATAAAAACAGTAGAAACTTGGTTAACAAATAGAAATACAATTGTACTCAAAGCTCGCCAGATCGGATTCTCAACATTAGCAGCAGCATATGCATTCTGGGTAACATTCTTTTGGTCGGATAGATTTGTTGTAATGTTGTCTAAGACAGAAAGAGAAGCTGCTAAGTTGTTAATGAAAACTAAATATATGTATAAGTTTTTACCTGTATGGTTACAAATTGCTGGTCCAGAATTAATACAAAACAATGTTCTTAAGATGACTTTTGATAATGACTCTGTAATTGAATCATTGCCATCAGCAAATGAGCCAGCTCGTGGTGAATCTGTATATTTGGCTATTATTGACGAAATGGCTTTCTTGCCTAATCCCGAAGAGGCTTGGGCTTCAATTGAACCTATTGCAGATGTTGGTGGTCGTGTAATATGTCTATCCACGGCAAAAGGTGAGGGGAACATCTTTTACAATCTCTGGCATGGCTCTCAGAACGGCACAAACCGTTTTAAGGGCATATTCTTCCCGTGGTCTGCTAACGGGGATAGAGATCAGGCTTGGTATGATGCACAGGCAGAAGAACTACCACCTTGGCAATTACATCAAGAATACCCATCTAATCCTGAAGAAGCTTTTATTCGTTCAGGAAGACCAGTTTTTGATACTGAATCTTTAAGTAGACTTCGCACAGATGAACCAAAGAAAGGTTTCCTTAAGAAACTATCGGATGTTCGTAATTCATATATCTTTGAATCATCTGGTGGTCCTTTGTCTATATGGAGTTTGCCTCAGTTTGGGGCGGTATATACAATTGGAGCCGATGTTGCAGAAGGCTTGGCAAGAGGAGATTATTCATCAGCTCATGTCATTGACGCTAAATCTGGGCAGATCGTAGCCCATTGGCATGGTCATGTTGATCCAGATAAGTTTGGGGAAGAAGTATTATTGTCTTTAGGTTATTTCTATAATCAAGCATTGATTGGTGTAGAGTCCAATAACCACGGTCTAACAACCTTAACGGCTTTAAATAAAGCTAATTATTATAATCTGTATCGTCAGCGTAGATTGAATCAACGACATGCAGAGGCTACAGAAGCTTTAGGCTGGAGAACAACAAGTTTAACTAAACCATTGGCAATTGATGAACTTAGTGCAAACTTAAGAGATGGGGTTTTGGATCTTGGATGTGCTTTAACGGTAGCTGAATTGAAAACATTTGTTAGAGATGATAATGGTTCTATGCATGGATCACCACATGATGACCGTGTTATGAGTTTAGCTATTTCTAATCAAATGCTTAAATATGCCTGGTTGCCAGAATACAAGCCTAAAACTGATGCCCCATTTGGAACTTTGGATTATTTTACATCAAATATGAAAAAGCCAGAAAAACCAAGAGAACGATATCTTATCGGAGAGTTCAATTCCTTCTAGGGAATGTAACGAATTAATCTATTAATAGGAGAATATATGGAATGTTTAACATGCAATAGCCCAATTCACCTAGAAGGTGACATTAAAAGACAACTTTGCTTTAAATGTCATATTGGTTCAATAACTTTTGGCTTTAAAGGTGCTCAAGAAGGCAAGTCAAATTGGAATGGTCCCACCATTCGTGAAATACAAAGAAGCTATGAAGACAGTCCAGAATTCAAATCGGGAAAGATATCTAAGGTTCCAGCAAGAGCGGAACTGATCTAATGGAATGGCTTGTCCCAATTATTGTTGCCGTTATTGGCGGTCCAACAGTAGTTTTACTACAATCTTTTAGAAAAGAAAGTAGCGAGCAACATGGTATATTAGCTGGTAAGATAGATAAGATTGCTGATAAATTAGATGGTCATATTGATTGGCATTTAGGAGATAAGAAATGAAATCTCGTATTAAAAAAGCAGCTAAAGTAGTTATTAAAGAAGTAGCAAAAACAAAAGAAATTGATGTCCCTGCAAAGAAATCTTCTGACAAAGAATTTAAAAATGCAGAAAAAACAATGAGTTTAAAAAAAGCAAAAGTACTAATTGCAAAAAAACAAAAGGCAAAGAAAAATGAAAAAAAGTAAATCTGAAAAGAAGATATCTAAAGTAATGCGTGAGTTTAAGAAAGGTGAGTTGAACTCTGGATCTAAGACTGGTCCTGTTGTTAAATCAAGAAAGCAGGCAATTGCAATTGCTTTGTCTGAAGCTAAACAATCTATTAAGAAAAGGAGCAAATAATATGCCAAAAGTAGGAAAGAAGAAGTTCCCGTATACAAAGATGGGTTTTAAAGAAGCTTATAAAGCAGCAGAAGGTATGGAAAGCCGTGCAGATAAGAAGAAGGAAGTATCTAAAGCAAAAAAATCTATGCACAAAATGCCAGATGGTAAAATGATGAAAAACAGTGATATGAAAAAGAAGAAGAAGAAATAATGGCTAAGAAACCTTATAACTCTATGACGAGTACAACTACACCTGTTTGGGAAAAGAAAAGACCAGCTTCTTTGGGTAAATCTAAGAAACTTACACCAGCACAAAAAGCATCAGCTAAAGCGTCTGCTAAAAAAGCAGGTCGCCCATATCCTAATTTAATTGACAATATGAAAGCAGCGAGGAAAAAGAAATGAAAATGGGAAA